AGATGTTGAGCGACTAATGGAAACAGATACTGACTGGACTAAGGCTGTACTGCAGAAGTCATCACACATTGTGTGGTCGTTTGAATCTAGCCCTACCCTTATGGATATCAACGAAGAGGTTGAAGCATTCGAGGAACTATGGGGCTGTCCACCTGAGGCTATCTTCATTGATAACCTGATGGACATTGCAACAGATGGTGGTGAAGAGTTTGCATCTATGCGTGCAGTGATGAAGGAGTTAAAGTTCCTAGCACGTATCACTAACGCAGCAATCATTGTCTTACACCATACATCTGAGGCTGTGCCAGGAAACCCTACGCAACCACGTTCTGCATTGCAGGGTAAGGTCGCGCAGATTCCTGCACTTATCTGTACACTAGGTGTAGTGGGAACCTCAATGGCTATCTCACCAGTTAAGAACAGATACGGAAGGGCTGATGCTAACGCTAACTTAATGGCGTGGTTAGCATTTAATCCTGAGTATATGTTTATGGACGACATACCAGAGAACGGTGGATAAAGTGATTAGAGAAGAAGAAGACGACAAGACGCAAGAAATTCGTGCGCTATTATTGCTTAGTCTTAAGGTTGAAATAGCAGCACTCGTTGATAAGATTCAAGCAGCGAAGGTGCCAGTCACTGATGAGTGGACTGATGGACTTAACGCTGGGCTTGAGTGGGCAGTACGTATCCTGAACAAGGATAAGAGTGCATCGTGACCTTTTATGAATTATTATTTTGGGGATTTATAGTTTATGGCGTGATAACTGGTTTTATTATTTCACTTAGGCTATGGAGAAAAAAATAAGTGCCATCGCAATCACGCAAGCACAGAGGATATAGAAGTCAGAAGGTACTTGCTATGTTCCTCGCAGAGAATGGATTTCCTTATGCCGAGTCTACAGGTGCTGGTCGTAGTGGTTCCGATATTACTGGTACTGTCGGCATTGACTGGGAAGTAAAGGCACGCACAGGATTCAACCCCGCTGCTGCTATTGCTCAACTCAAAGACAGAGACAAGGGTGACCTTGGTGTTGTAGTCTTAAGACTCAACGGTCAGGGCGAGAAGTCTGTCGGAGATTGGGTATCATTGATGAGGACAGAAGACTTAGTATGGTTACTTCGAGAGGCTGGGTATGGTGATAAAAATTGACAACGACTTGCCATCTATCAAGGGAATCCTTGAACACTACGGGGCTTCCTTACGCAGTACTCACGGACAAGTTAATCTTAGGTGTCCCTTTCACGGTGACTCACACCAAAGCGGAACAGCCAACTTGGACAAGAACATCTTCATCTGCTTCGCTTGTGGAGTACAAGGAAACAGTATTCAAATCGTCGCACAACAAGAGGGATTAAACTTTAATGAAGCAAAGCGTTTTGCAGAAGGAATTACTGGGGAAGTCAGTACTCAAGTACGCGGAAAGTATTCATCTGGCAGAAGACTACCTAGCAAGCAGAGGCATACCCCTGGAGGTAGCACGGTCGGCTCGATTAGGCGTAGTCGCGGAGCCTGATACAGGTCACGAGCAATACGCTGGACGCTTATCAATCCCTTACATCACCAAGACTGGTGTTGTTGACTTAAGATTTAGAAGTCTTAACCCTGCAGTTGAACCTAAGTATATGGGTATGACTGGGGCAGAGACACGTATGTATAACGTACTAGATGTATCACGTGCTGGTGATTGGATAGGAGTGTGTGAAGGTGAACTGGATACCCTTACTATGTCTAAGTGCGTGGGCTTTCCTTGCGTTGGTGTACCTGGCGCAAACTCGTGGAAGAAGCACTACACCAGACTACTCGCAGACTTTGAACGCGTATTCGTATTTGCTGATGGTGATACGCCAGGAAGAGAGTTCGCTAACTCACTCGCAAGGGAACTACCAGTCACAGTTGTATCCTTTGGGGAGGGCGAAGATGTCAACTCTGTCTTCGTGTCACAGGGCAGAGAATTCATTCTCGAAAAGATTGGCATTGACATCTGATGGCAGAGGAAGAGACACCACCACCACATAACTATTGCCACGATTGCCACATTACATTTGAGGATTCATTTGAACTGGTCGACCACTACCTTGAGGAAGACGAAGAGTTCGACCCGTACTACATACTACCCAATGGATTCAAACTTAAACTAGGTTCACTACTAAGGTTTATGTTTAACCACGCTGACGAACCAGAGCAGATTAAACTCATCACGCAGTCTACTTATGTTACACTATTTGCTAGTGAGAACGGTTACGAACTAGTAGATGAACTGGTTGAGGATATGGTAGTCAAGTCAGCGTTGCAAGACTTTGACCAGAACTTAGCCAAACTATTAGAAGAGGAAACCAATGACGACGGAAGCGGAGCGTGAGGAAATATGGCAGATTATAAATCATCTGACGAATCAAGGTTTGAAGGTATCAGCGTACTCGACACAAGGGTCGTTCCTAACCGTGACTCTAAAAGTTCCATTGTTGCACGCGAAGTCCACCTCGAAGTAGACTTGAGCAACCTGACCAAGGAACTCACTGACTTGCTACTGAGCAAGCACAGAGACTATGGTCCGAAGAATATCTCTCAAGCACCAGGCGGTGCAATCAATGGGCTACGTGTACGTATGCACGATAAGTTAGCACGCATCAACAACTTGGTTGATAGTGGTGCATCACCTGAGCACGAGTCACTAGAGGATTCATTCAAGGATATGGCTAACTATGCAATCATCGGGTTGCTAGTACTACGCAATCGTTGGGACAATGAGTGAGAGAGAAAGAATTATTTGAGTGGTTGAGAGAGACATACTTACCTGACCTCATCCACTCACCTCAAGAGTATGATGGCTTTGATTGCACGACTGACCGATACAAAATGTTTATCGAACTTAAGTCGCGAAAGACTCACTACCCTGACCTACTCATTGAGAAGATGAAGTATGACTTCCTCATTGAAGAGGCACACTTGCTTGGCTTTACACCTTGGTATATCAACTCAACACCGCAAGGTGTATGGGCATTCCCTTTGCATATGATGATGCCTATTGAGTGGAACGAGAAGTGGTTGCCTAGCACCACAGAGTTTGCTAATAAGAATAACAAGATGAAACTAGTCGGCTTCCTCCACCTAGACAACGGAGTAAAGATAAAGTGACGCTTGAGTGGGCGCGTATAGAACCTTGGCAGTATGTGGTGGACTCTGTTGCATCTGAGTATCACCGTAAGTTTACTGACATAGAGTTAGAAGATATCCGACAATCCCTGTATCAGTGGTTCCTCGAACATCCAAACAAGTTGGATACTTGGGAAGCCATTGGTGTTAAGGATGCTAAGAATCTTATCTATCGTAGCCTACGTAACCAAGCATTAGATTACTGTCAGCATTGGAAGGCTAAGTCTGGTGGCTATGAGACTAGCGACCTATTCTATTACGAAGCAGATATGGTTGAAGCCTTGCTGACTCCTGTCTTAAGAAGTGAATGGGGTCAGATTAACAAGGTAGACTTAGGTCGTCCTGGAAAACCATCAGCACCTAACGAGGGTGGCAATATGATGGCAATGATGATTGAGATTGACTACGCATACTGGAAACTATCTAAGGAAGATAGGAAAGTATTGTTCCTCCGCCACGCAGAGGCTATGGATTTCCCTGACATAGCGAAGGAACTCGAACTTGGTTCAGAGGATGCTGCTCGTATGCGTCACAAGCGTGGCATCCGTAAGTTAATCAATAAGATTGGTGGCTTCAAGCCTTACTCAGACCACGACTTTGACTCCGTTGAATCAGTTCCTCACGACTCATCAGAGGCTTAGAGGTTAAGTGCCACGAATTACAGGCACACTTGTATGCACGCATAGGTAGAGTCTTACCTCTCCACGTAGCCTGACCTGACCAAGCCTTACTGATTACATTCTTTGCTGCTTGTTCATTAGGAAACTTATTCTTATTGCACTTCATCTGGTGTACTTTCTGCTGGGTCTACATACATAGACTCTGAATAGTTGTCGTAGAACTCTTCTATCTCTTTGCCACTAGCAAACTGAAGAGTGTTGTTCTTTGGTTCACAAGCGGAGCATCCGCCGTTCTCACATACCTTGCACATCTTTATGCCTTTCTTTAATAAACTTTTGTATGTCTTCTTTTTCATATCCAAAGAATAGGTTTAAGTTCATACATTCAATCACCCAATCTGCTTCTGCGTGCTTAGCCTTAATAAATAACTTAACCATTCTGTTAATCGCTAACTCTTTCTCTTCTTCTACATTCACTTCATCCCCCTGTCGAATAGAACCCACCGCCATTGAAGCGGACAGGTACTGCGTTGATAATTCTAACCATACTCTTACCACAAACACAAGTCAAGTCATCATCTCGTTCATCAACCTTGCGCTGTAGTTCTTGGTGTGCCTTACATTCATTGCATCGATACTCATACGTTGGCATTACTCTTCTCCATCTATTGGTGTTGGTGCGGTACTCTCTGTGCCACACTCCTTGCATCTCTGTCTTAAGTCATACCAGCCCACTTCTCTGGTCTCTTCATCCCACATAACTGTAATCTCGAACATCTTACAACCACAGATACACGCCATAGTTGGGTTGTCCTTGTTGTATAAGTCGAACATCAGTACCAGTTCTTTCGTAGGTGGTGGTGCCACGCTTTGCACGGTGTTTCGTAGCGGTGCTGGATGTAGCGGTAGGCGTTGAGTATCTGTATCGCTGGGTCTGAGGACTTCTCCTTCAACATCTGTGCGATACCATAGGCACTACTGCCCTGCTGATTCTTGGCGAAGTTATCGAAGCGACTTTCCTTTGTGAACAATTTATAAACACATTGGCGTTGCTTCAAGTCCCACCCATACCCTGCCTTAGCAAACTTCATAGCCATAACTTTGTTGTCGTGCTTCTGCTCCATTGTCGCCTTGGTCTGAACCTTGACTGGGTGCTTAACCTCTACATCCACATTAAGATTGACATCATTGCCAAATGGTGCAAAGAGAATGACTGCCGTGATGACCGTGACTGCTATTAGTTTTCTTTTCATCCGTATAGTTTAGCAAGTTTCGCCGTAACATTGCGTCTATGGCGTTGCTCACCCTCCACAATCTGCTCATTATCCCTGTTGCCTCGCAACTTATACCGCTCTGAGGTAAGTAATCCACCCCAGATTGTGCCACTGCCACCCCAGAATTGAATGTTCTCATCTCTGAGTCCTTCTTCTAAACACTTATCTTTGACTGGACACATACGACATAGGCTGATTGCTTCAACGCTACGTAGTACCTGCAACTGCTGTTCATCTGAGTGCATACTGTTCTGATAGTGCCATAAGTCTGGGTCTGGGTGACCTGAACAATTACCTTCTGCGTGCCAACTGATGTCTCTCATTGTCATCCGATTACTCCTGTAAAATAAAGAATTGTTATTAACCCTAGTATGGGTATCCATAGTGCGCCAG